GTAAACTCTATGATTTTGGATTAGGTGGTATAGAGGATAGATCTGCAGGGAATCAAGTCTTAGAGTATCTCTTTAGATCAGATTTCAAGGATCAGAAAGATATCAACATAGCATTTGCCACTGGAAAGGTCTCAGAAATTAGCAAGATGGAGATTCTCTTAAGATTCAAGGCAGAAGCAAAGAAGCCAAATAGCAGACTGTTTTCAATGGCTACTGATGAACAACGAAGACAACTGTCTGAACTTGAGAAGAACATTGCACTATATGCAAAGAATTGTCGCGGTTCATCACAAGGCAAGTCTGATATTGACCTGAATGCTGCTTTAACGGCTATTGCTGACACGAGCCAAATTGGTTATGAGGAATTGCTTGTGTCATTTGATCTAGAAGCTTTCTCACCCAGAATGTCACCAGAATTCAAGGCGTTCATGTATGAAACTTGGGCATATTGCTTCGGAGAAGCTGATATTGTTCCTACTCTTGCAATCTTTTCTGAAAATGAAGTTGTGATGGATTTGTTTGGGCTAAATGATAGGTGGAAGCTCATTGGAAATGATCTAGAAGGATTCAATGCAAGGATGAACACTGTTATGCATGCAGAAGTAATGGGTTACTGTGTGTACAAGCTTAGAGAAATGAACATCATAACTAGAAAGAAGTCAGCTGATTTAGAGGCTTTGATCGATGATGGTCTTCTTAAACTATATTTCCCAGTTGACAATTTCGAAACTAGAAAGGCTGTTGCGATGAGAGCCATTGAATTGATTTACAAGTCATTTGGGTTAATCATAAGTTGGGATAAGACATTTGTGAGCCAGGTTATGTGCCAATATCTGAACAGAGTATTTTATGATGGTGCAGAAGTAACTCCAGGTGTTAAAGCGTTCATGAGAATTGGTAAAGTTGAGGACATGCCAGTACCTTGTTTAGCTGATGAATTGGAGGCTGTTGCATCTGCTGCTAGAGGAGCAATCAAGAGTGGGTCAGATCATCGATTAGCTTATTGGGCATACATCTGGGAGTACACAATGACTCTTGTGAAGTGGTCAAATTACAATTGGAGTATGTTGTACAGCAACAATCTGGTGCTAAGGTGTCTTTTCCCTTTCTCCTTTAGTGGATTTGGTTTGAACTCCCTATTTGGTTTATCAACAAATGAGTCTTTCAACAGCACAGTAGCTTGTTTAGGTAATGTTCGGATGTGTACTTACTTTAATCCAGCTGCAAGAAAAATTGTGAACGAAGTTCTAAATGGTGGAGTACGTCCTATGAGCAACTGTGAGTTAGTCAGAGCACCTACAGCAATTAAGTCAATCTACAGATCACTGAATACAAATCGATTCGCACACATAGCAAGAGATT